CTCTGGGTTACAGGCTTGGTCTTAAAGCGATAAGGTGTAACGTCGTCACCGCGGAAGTAGTGCTTTCCGCATGATTCACGATAAGCCTTATTGCCAACAAAGGATTTGTCAGCATTAACCTCGAAACCAAGCGCAGTAAGGGCCTCTATGACGTTTGATGTGGTTGCATTATCTACAACTATATCGTCGCCATAACATCTGAATGGAAAGTACGCGGACCTGCCCATATCTAGATCACGACCGTCGCCGAAACAGTAGTTCCAAGCGACGTCGAGATTCTTGATGCGGGAAAGTGATCCGTCTACTCTCCAATCAAGGTTGTACGCATCTGCAATCGTCACCATGGCAACAATCGCAGAGTACAGCAGTGACTGCACAGGAAAACATAGCGCACTGCCCATAGGTGCAAACTTATGGACGTGGACTGTGCTACCGTCAGGCACTATTGTACTTTTGGTGCGCGTAGCAGCGAGGTGTTTTAGAGCACCTGCGGGGAAGACCCTTTTAATAAGGGCCCATGCTACACTATCACTAGCGCTTGCTAAATCAATCGTGTCAGCTTTATTGGTTTTACTACCATATTGTGCCGCACGTTGATTCACGGTTTGGTCGCTTAGAACTACGTGATTACGTAGGACTGATTGACCTATTCCGTGCTCGAGCCAAGGACGGACCCCTTGTTGGGCCCATTGGTAAACGACAGGTTCCATACATATGGACCTAGAAGTTTTCCATGTCTTGGGTACGAACATCAAGCGCGATGACAGAACAACCTTTTCCATTGTGGGAGTACCGTCTGGGATATGGATCGTGAATGAGACATCCTCTCCTAATAGGCTTACCTGCTTATTATACAGGTAATCAATGCCTGGTGGGAAAGAGATAGTCTCGTTCTTCGACTCAGTGCCCCAGACGCTTCGCTCTGATACTGCCCCATTGCCATGTTTTGGCAAGAAGCAGAAATCACTCCAACCCTTCATAATGAAGGCCATAATGGTCTTCACATTTGATACCCAATCGGGTACTATGAGGGTGGAGAGCCTGTCTTCAACTTGACTCCATTTGCGAAAGGCAACAGAATCAAGTTGTTCATTGATGTAAAACACTTTCTTCCCAAAGTTTAGGAAAGAAAGTATATACTTCAAAGTGACAGGTGAGTGAGTCTTAGTAAAGTCCAAGAATTCCCTAAATATTGGGGTCTTCTTGAATCTTACATAGAGGTCATCACGAATGACAACCTCTTCGTCTACGATCTCGAGAGAAATCTCAAGATCATGTGCGAGCTCACTCAAATCAGCAATGTGCTTGATCGGGTCACGTACAAGCTCTTTTAAGAACTTGTCTATGACCTTATTAGGCTTTAGCTGATCTACAGGCGAATCTCCTAGAAAGCTCCCCCAGGTTATAATCAAAAGAGCAAAGGTTTCGGCGTTAGCCTGACCAATGCTCTCAGACGATCTGAGGGCGTCAAGGTCATCATGAGACAGGATTTTCTCATAATAACCTTGACGGGAGGGAATGGAGACCCTCCACTGGTATCGCACAGACTAAGTCCGTGTGATTCCAGATAGGTCCAACTCCGTCAAGCTGAACTGGAGGTTGGTGATGAAAGCATCATCAAGAGCTCCAGCTACGACGTCTGGAATTACCCAGGAGAACAGGTTCTGAATTAGCTCGAATAAATCGGCTAAGTCAGGGACCGGTGCCCAGGGCATAGTCCAGGCGAAGACAGCCGTAAAAGGCTGTGCATCGACAAGTGTCGCGCCGTC